ATAAGCCTCGCTGTATTCTGCGCTAAGAGACAAGTTTTCTGTTGTCATCTCATCAATGGTATTTCGTAGACCTACTATCTCTTCAGAATATTTTGCAGCGTTGCTTTCGTTTAGTTGTTGCAGCCGCGTTATATGCTTCTTTTGTAAATCAACCTTTTCCTTTAGGGTAAACAACTGGTTTTCAGTGTCTTTTAAGTTGTCCTTAAGTTTTGCAGAATTTTCTTTTAGCACAGAGTTCATCTTGCTAAACACACCAATGTCTAGTAGGTCCTCAATAACCTCGCGACGGTGATGGCTGCTAAGCTGCATAAAAGGAATAAAGTTGCTGCTGCCAAGTACCACAACTTGATGAAAGCTTTTGTGGTTTAACTTTAAGATGTTTGTCTCAAGAAGCTTTTGATAGTCGCGCGAATGTGACTCTTGGTTGACAAGTATTCCGTTTTGCCAAATCTCAAAAATGTTTGGCTTGAGCCCACGTATAATCTTGTAGTCGGACGAACCCATCTTAAACTCAACAGTCACTAGACAATTTTTGCCGTTTATGCTGTTGATAAGTTGAGGCTTGTTGATGTTGCGATGAGGCTTGCCAAAAAGTACAAATGACAAGGCATCAAGCATAAGTGACTTGCCTGAGCCATTATGACCTACAATCAACGTAGAACGAGAATCATTTAGATTCATCGTAATCTCTTTGTCTCCTACGCTTAAAAAATTACAATAGGTTAAAGAAGTAAAAATAATCATATGCCATCAATTAGTTGAGATTCAAGGTAGAGTTCTTGAAGTTTAGTTTTTATGCGAGTCTTATCAAGGTCTGTTTCAATAGCGTCAACATAACTGTTTAATAACGAAGGGGTGTCTGACACCTCGATGGTATCGTCGTCTATAGAGTCAGCGGAATATTCTATAAATGACTCAACAATCTTGAGGTCAAAAGGTTCACCAGCATTTATCGAGTCAATATACTTATCAAAAGAGTATGGATCCTTTTTAGAGGTCACAACTACTTTTATGTACGTACCAGAGACTTCGCTTGGTTCAACGTTTGCGACTGGGCCGTTTGAGTCGTCGTAGGTCAGTCTTTTAAAGAGCGAGAGAGGGTTGCGAATCTCAGCAAGTTCACGAGTGCTTGTGTCTAGTATATGAAAATATTTGGGGTCGTTGCAGTCTGCCCAAGTAATTTCGTATGGCACTCCAAGATAATGAATGTTGCCGCGACTGCTCTTTGTGTGGTAGTGACCAGACAGCACCATCTCGTATCGAGAAAATAAATCTGCTGGCATGCCGTGACTGACTGCTGGGGCGCCTTTCATCATTTCAAAGCCAGCAAGTTCCAAATGAGCTCCAATTATTGGTGCGTTTGCCTTTTCAATAAAGGCACATGACTCTGCATAGTTTTCAACAGTAATCCATGGCAGCAACGCGACTGAAAGACCGTCATAGTCTTTAACGGTGGGAGACATAATCACGTTTACGTGCTTGCTATGATACTGCAACAACTCAGTCAGACTGCATAGAGAGTTTGTGTTTCTAAAAAACGTGTCATGGTTGCCAGGAATAATATCCATCGTCATGCCATACTCTTCAAGCTTGTCAAGAAACATAGCTCGGTTACGCGACAACACTTTATAGTTAAGATACTTACGGTGGTCAAAATAGTCGCCGAGATGAAGTATCTGAGTAATGCCTTGAGCCTGACATGTCGGAAAAAAGACCTCAGAATAGAATCGCTCAGTGTAGTCTATAAAGACGTCGCTGCCGTTTTTAACACCAGTATGGGTGTCAGTGAGTATTGCAATTTTCATAGTATAAAGTCATCAAGCGCGCCAACCTTCTCCGAGTCGTCTTTGACTTTTTTCTGGGCCCGTGGCTTTTCGACAGTTTCGGAGAGTTCGTTACATTCCTTATAAAAGGCGTCGTTACGCTGACGCATCTTTTCAACTAGTGACTCGCCATAGTCTGAGTCGTCCTCAAACTCAGCAAAGTTTCCAATGCCTCCCTTTTCAATTAAGAGCTGCTTGATATCAGCCTGCTTCTTTTCTTTCGCGATGCGACGTAAAAATGCATACCACGAGATTTGTGTAAAATATGAAAATGCGTTCGGGTTGCCGGTTCGAGTTGGCTTGTTGATGTCGTAGTTCATAATTGCTTTGATGCAATTTTCAACAGCGTCCATAACCATGTCTTCTCTATAACTATAATTCATAAAGTTTGGACTGCGTGACAGTCCGTTTGCAATCTTCATAAAGCACTCTCCAATATAGTTCGTAATTTGTTGAGGCTCTCGACCGGCGGACTTGTCCTCGGTTACGGCACTTACATATTCAACGACTGCTGCGGAGAAATCTTTATTGTTGACATAGTCATCACCACGTGATTTTCGTTTTGTCTTTTCAGTTTTCATAGCTTCATTATATACTATATTTTGAGAATGTAAATACTTTTTTGTATCTACTTGAATTTTGTTATTTACATAGTTCTAGAAAGTGTGTATAATAATCTATGATTGTTTGATAGTCATCATACATTCTTCCAACGATCTAAAAAGATATTCCATAATTCTTCATCAGACTGTGATGAATCTGGTAGATCAATTTCAGGAATGGAATAATCATAATCTTCTGATTCTTCAATTTCATTCTCTTCATTCTCTTTAGAAGACTCAGACATTAGTTGAGCTAGTCTCTGATATATGAGTGCTTCTGTATACTTACGTTTAACAGCATCAGTTGTGTCTGATTCAGTCTCTATGCTGCGATCATAGACAATACAATTTTCTGTGTCGTTGCCTGCTACGAGTGGTAGCATTATTTCAGAGTATACTCCAGACTTTACAAGAGCCTTTCTAATTTCTAGAGGGCAATTTAACTGCACTCCGTCTTCATAGGCATGCACAACTTCTCCTATAATCACTTTACCACTCGTTAACGTAAAGACTCTTATGTCTAGATCCTTCACTTTGGTGTATAGTGCATCAATCATGGCAGTTGTATCTCATACAGTTTATGGTTAAACCCTTCTTTTGCATACATTTTAGTGCGCTCTATTGCATGTTGCAGTGTGTAGTTCTTTTTCTTTTTCCAAGAGAAGTTGTCTGATATGTCATAGACTGTTGTTGGTCGACCGTCATCAGATTTTCGTAGTCCTCGACCAATGCTTTGTAATACGCGTATTTGGCTCTTCGTTGGCGCAGCAAATATAATCTGATGTAAATTTTTAATGTTAATTCCCGTACTAAACGTACCAACACTTGCCACGATAATCGCATTATTTTGTGTTTCGGTTAGTTCACGTATGTGTTCTCGGTTTGTTGCGTCCACTTCTCCAGACACATAGAATATATGTCTGTTTGAATCGCCATTAGTACTACTTATAAGTTCAAAAAGAGGCTTGCCATGTTTCTGAACGAGGTTAAAGAGAACGAGCGTGTTGCCCTTTTGATCAAGCGCAAGGTTTGCTATAAAGGCGTTACGACCAGCGTGAGACGCGATAGCGTCTATTTCAGTTTGGTAGTCAGCTTTAGAGATCACCTTTTTAAGTTCGTCGCTGTGGTTGCACACAACACATTTAATCTTTAGTGCAGCGAGAGTGTCATTATCAATAAGTTCTTTTGTCGTAATTACGCGATGGGTCGGACCAAAGTTACCAACAAGCACTCGTTCGTTGCATAGACTGCCATCAAGGGTGCCAGTAGTGCCTATACGATAGCATGCGTTTACACATGCTGACATAATAGTGTTTAAACTTTTTGCTTTAAACAAGTGAGCCTCGTCACCTATAACCATGCCATAGCTTTGAAACCAAGATTTTTGTAACGTAATCGCACTCTGCCACGTAGTAACTATAACGCGAGACGAGATGTCATGTTTTTCTTTGCCCGAATAAATTTTATGTACTTCTGACTGGACGTCAAATGAAGCGTCATGTTGCGAGTAGTCTGCAAAGTCTTTTGTCATCTGCTCAACAAGCGAAGTAGTAGGCACCACGATCAATACCTTTTCGTCATAGTGCTCTAAAAACCAACGAACACACAGGTAAATAATTAAACTTTTTCCAGAACCAGTAGGTGATATTATGAGTCCACGTCCTTCAGCACAAGCATGCACATAGGCATCAAGTTGATAGTCGCGTGGGGTTATGGGTGCCCCTCCACTGGTAATGTGCAACCCACTTGCATACTCTAATAGTGACTGAGAAGTTGGCACGTCTCGTTCAGTTATGCTAGGATGCAACTCATAAGTGTAGTTATGAGAGTTTGCAAATTTTAGTACTTCAAACAGTAATCCATATGGCAGTCGTCCAGTGCGTGAATCGTAGAGTCGAACTTTACCGTCCCAGAGCTTGTTGCGATAGAGTGGCATAAACTTATAGCCTTCAGCAAAAAACGTAAAATGTTCTGAAAGCTCCATAAGAATTCCAGAATCATTTGAGACTATTCTCAATGAAGTTTCATCAACTTTAGTTATGCCTATGTCTGTCATTAAACTCCTGACGTAAATCGCTTCCAGTCTATAATATTTTTAATTGTAGTGTGTCTCCATTTAATATTATCCATAATATCTTTAAGTGCCTCTACAATCGTAGACTGATACTCAATTTGACCCTGTAATTTCATAATATCAGCGTCAGTGGTATAAAATAATTCCATGTCACTTTTAAGTGGCTTACTCATTCCGGAAAATGGATCGTATGGCCAACCTTTAGAGTCCATTTCCTCTTTCGTCATCTTGCCATTATAGTACAACCACTTGTCTTTACGTAAGTGCGCCATAGAGAGCTCTTTCTTTTTAAGATTTAGTTTCGCGATGCTGTATAACTCTAAATATTTAGAGTGCAGACTTGCACCTTTTACGCTGGTTTCATCCAAATTAATCTCATCGATAACACTGTCGACTTCCCATAATTTAAGTATATCTTCAAGTTGCATCATAATATATTATATATCATTACATAAATTCAAAATAATCATAACGGAAAGTAACGTCTACATAGGCATATTCTGATTCGGTTTGCTGCACGTTAAACTCTAACCCTCCTATATTTGTAGGAAACGCGTTTGCAAATCGAACGCTGCGTGATATGTTATTATGATTTGTTAAAAAGTGTAGCGTTATGTCATGTATAGTTAACTGTTTGTTTTCAGTATTTGAATGCATCCAGTTAAAAATTTCACGGTATGACTCCAATTTTTCATCTATTGCAATTCTTACAGTTAACGGATCATACGCTAATTTATCACCAGACACAAATCCAGAAAGGTTACGATATCCAGTAGTGACTTCTGGCAAGGACACAGCAGGAAAACTTGCACTTACCGCAAAATATTGAGTGTGCTTAAAGTCTTCAGCATGTATAAAGAGTTTAAACCCAGTTAATGCTAATAAATTTGAATCCATCATACTATTATTTATGCAAAAAAGAGGCTACCCTTTCGGGTAGCCTCTAATTTTAAGGTTATTACCTATTGCAGTAAATTATCCTGCGTTAGTGTAAGTAGAACCACCGATACCAGTTACTGTGAACTTACGGAAGTATGGGTTAGCTGCGTTAGCACCTGTACCGCCGTTAGCTGTTGGGTTACCAGCAAATGGGTTAGCAACAAGACCATAACGTGTCTTGAAGCCAATCTTTGGTTGGAATGTGTCTGGATCAACTGCACGAACCATTGTGAGTGGAACGTATGGGCAATAGAACATACCTGCGTCGTATGCGTTTGTACCGCGATAACCAACAGTTACATAGTCTTCGGATGCGAATGGGTCGATGAACACCTTGAGGCGGCCATTTACCATACCAGCGAATACGTTGCCTGTGTCATCAACATTGAGGTTGGTTGCAAGAGCTGGAGCATAGTCAAGCACACCAGCTGCAGCAAGAGCACTTGCAACGTTGCTGCTGCAAAGTACGAAGTTTGCCTTACCACGGCGTGTTGCCTTAGCAACTGCGTTAGCTTCAACTTCAATTTGGAAAAGAAGTGACTTGAACTTTTCAACAGCCCAACGACCGTCAGCATCTTGGTCAAGATCGAAAGTACCATTGATGCCAGCAACTTGTGCTTTTGCATTAACAGTGTCGATAACTTCACGGTTGATTTCTGCAAGAATCTCAGTGCTGAGGATGTTTGCAAGTTCTGCTTCTGCATCGAGGCCGTGAACAGCCTTGAGGTCTTGAGCAAGTTCCATTGAATATTCAGCCTTAAGAGCGCGTGTCTTAGCAGTAACGGTTGTTTTGTCAACGGTGAATCCCATTTGACCAAAGCCACCAGCAGCAGCTGTACGACCAATTTGAACAGTACCAACAGCTGGATCTGGATCAACATAGCTACCATTTGTACCATTGCCAGTGAGAGCTTCACCTTGTGCAGTAGTAACTGGACCACCGAATGCGGTGTCTGGCTTGTTGAAGAGAGCTTCAGCAGTATTTGCACCAGCTGCATTTTGATATTGACTGCGCATAGCGAAGATCAAGCCAGTTGGCATGGTCATTGGCTGAACACCAGCAATATCATAAGCAACGATGTTTGGCATCGCGCGACGAACGAGACTGATAAGAACTGGATCCCAGGTCTTAACTGCACCGGTGCCGTCACCGATTGAGTTACCTTCAGCAAGATATGCAGATTGTGCATTTTCTTCCTTAAGTGCTTTTTCTTGGTTTTCGAGAAGAACTGCAGTAATTGACTTACGATAGTTGTCCTTGAACTTAGGGGCGTCTTGAGCCTCAAGAATTGGGGCCCACTTTTTTTCTAGTGTTTCTGAATTAAACATAATAGTATTTTTTCTTTATTGTTTGTTGTTGTTGTTTGGGGTTGGAACCTTTATCAGCGTACTGGAACAGTGGCTTCATTTGCCTTGTTTAGACGTGATAATGCGGTCAAGTATTTTTGCATTGCAGGTGAAACGGTTTCTTCTGCGATCGTTTCATTTTCTACAACTGTTTCGGTTGTTACGTAGGAAGACTCATCAGTTGTTTCTTCAACCAATGTTTCTGTTTCATCTAAGATGCCTTTGAGGTAGAATTCCTTGATAGTTTCGACTTTTTTACGATATGCACTCTCTGACGTGTAGTTTACATCTTCAACAAGAGACTTGAGTTTCTCAACTTGAGTGTCAGCAAGACCAGTTGAGGCTTCAGCAACAATCTTTTCACGAGTAAGGCGTTCAACCTGCTCGGAAAGTGTTGAGATACTTTGCGTGGTGTCTGCTGCTTCTTCTTGAAGCTTAGCGATTGTACTTTCCATTTCAGCAACCAAATCTTTTTTGGCTTCTGGAACTTCGATGTAGTTTTCTACAAATACAGTCTTGAGTGATTGAATAAAGTTTTCTGCAATCTCAGTACGAAGACCAGACTCGATAGCGACAGTATTGTCTGCTGCCCAACTTTCAACCGCATAGGTTAAATAGTTGTCAATCTTGTCAACAAGTTCTTCTTTGATTGCTTCGACTTCTTCGATCAATGCAACTGCGTAGCTTTCTTTAAGTGTTTCTTCTGTTTCTTTGATTTTGCTTTTTACAGCAGCTTCAAAGATGACAGTAGCTTTTTCCTTAAACTCTGTGGTTAGGCCTTCTTCAGACTCGACGAGACGAGTAATGTCAGAGGCGTCGACTGTGATTTCAGTAGTTTCTTCTTGCATTTTCATCTCTTCTTCGTCAGACTCTTCACCGAGTCCGCTTGTAAGCATGCCTACAGCAACGCCGTAGTCACCTTCAGCTTTATCAAGTATGCCCTTTGCAGTTTTCATTGCAATTTCTTCGTCATACTTATCACCATGAGCGGCTTGTAGTACTTGTTTTGCATATTCCATAAACTCTTCATCAGAGCTCACTTCTGCTTCAGAGATTTTCTTGGCTTCCATCATTTCTTCTTCCTCTTCTTCTTCATCTTCCTTTTCAGATTCGCCTTCTTCAGAATCACATGATTCTTCGTCAGACTCTTCATCTTCCATGTCTTCTCCCTCTTTCTTGCACTTAGCTTCAGCGATCTCAGTTTGTTCCTGATCAAGCTCTAAGTTTTCGTCAAGAGAAAGTAATGTTTCTTCGTTGATGTCTTCAATGACATCTTCTGTGTTTTCAATTGTTGTATTTTCCATATATTACTTTTTTCTTATTGTTAGAGTTTGGAGAGGAAATCAGACCATACACGCATTTGTGTTTCTGCTAGTT